GGCGATGGCTCTGGCTATGGCGATGGCTCTGGCTATGGCTCTGGCGATGGCTCTGGCTATGGCGTAAAATCTGTAAATGGGAATACTATTTATATAGTAGATAATATACCTACTATAATTACAAATGTAAAAGGTAACATCGCAAAAGGATTTATCTTCCAGTCCGACTTATCTCTTACTCCTTGTTTTATAGTAAAAGGAAATAATCAGTTTTCTCATGGTAGTACTCTGCACGAGGCATTTGAATCTTTGCAAGAAAAGCTTTATGATGATAGTACAGAAGAGGAAAGAATTGATAAGTTCAAAGAGAATTTTTCTGACTTTTCTAAAAAGTATTCCGCTAAGGAATTATTTGTATGGCATCATATACTTACCGGAAGTTGTAAGGCTGGAAGAGAATCTTTTTGTAGAGACAAAGGTATAGATGTAGACAATGATAAGTTTACCGTCTATGAGTTTATTGAACTAACTAGAAATTCATATGGCGGTGAGGTTATCCGCAAATTATCTTGATTTAATCCCGGTGTCCGTTGGTTCGGTATCCGGGAACTATTTTAACCACTTTAAATGATATAAGATATGAATTTAGAAAATTATGAAGTACTTCCCGTTGAAGTTCAAAACGTACAAGTCGTACAAGTTGATGCCGTAGAACGTGCGAATGTAGATTCGCAAGTGGCAACAGCCAAACGTTATCCGCGTGATATAAGACGTAGTATAGATAATTCGGTTGTAATGGCTACTATGAATCAAGAAACGGCTCAATCATGTAGCTATGCCCTTCCTCGTGGTGGTAGACCTATTACCGGCCCATCTGTTCATCTAGCTAAAATAATAGTATCTAATTGGGGCAATATGCGCACAGAAGCTAAAGTCGTACAAATAACAGATAAGCAAGTCATCAGTCGTGGGACATGTTGGGATCTGGAAACTAATGTCGCTTCTGCATTTGAGGTTAGACGTAGTATCATCGGTAAAAATGGACAACGATTCTCTGATGACATGATTACAGTTACAGGTAATGCCGCAAATTCAATCGCTTACCGTAATGCCGTATTTGCTGTTATTCCTAAAGCTATAACAGATAGAATATACTACGCAGCGCAAAAGTTTATAACCGGTGATTTGTCCGACTCCGACAAACTTTTAAAGGTAAGAACAGGAATCCTGAATAATTTCAAAAACAACTATGGCATAACCGAAGAAGAAGTTGTAAAGATGTGCGGGAAGCAAACTGTTAATCAAATCGGTGCTGACGAAATATCTATGCTAATGGGGACTATACAGGCATTGAAAGACGAAGATACGACGATAGACGAACTAATGAAACCAATACGTGAAAGCAAAGAGGCTATAAACAATAAGATTGCTGATATTGCGGCAAAAGCTGCCGGAGCTGAGGAAGATAAAAAAGATTAACTTAAAATATTACCATAATGGAAGCTCAACATTCTTTAGAATGGTATCGCAAACGGTTGGGTAAAGTCACCGGTTCACGTGTCGGTGACTTGATGAAACCCGGTAAGAAGAAAGAGGATTTGTTTGGAGATACCGCAAAATCCTATATATACCAACTGGCAGCCGAAAGAAGAATGAACCCATGTATCGTCAATGATGATAATTTGTTTGAGAAATACCTTTTCCAGGTCGGAATTTCATCAAAAGCTATTGAGTGGGGAAAAGCACAGGAAGCCGACGCTCGCAATTTATATAACAGAATGAAAGGTAATAATATGGTTGAGACAGGCCTTTGCATTCATCCTAGTATTCCCTTCTTTGGTTCTTCCCCTGATGGCTTCTGTTGTAATGATAACGGTGAAAAAGGTGTTTTGGAAATCAAATGCCCCAACCAAAATATATTTATGAAATATAAAGAAGAAGTGAAAGACAATGTCGGGCTACTTCTTGCTAAACCTGAATATTTCTACCAGTGCCAGTCTCACATGATGGTGACCGGAGCTGAATGGTGCGACTTTGTAGTTTATTGTCCTTTCCAAAGCAGACCTATTCACATCGTGAGAATCTTTCCGGATTATATGAATTTCAAGCTCATAGAGAAGCGAATTCTGATGGCTAATGAAATGATTGAAAAAATGACAGCGTAGCTTATGGATAAAGAAATTAGCGAAATAAACGATTACTTGAATATTACCTGTTCGAATAATCCGATAGAGATTCAAGAAAGAATATCAGTCATAATGGTGTATTTGAACCGATCCGGTGAAATGCTTGCGGATGCAAAGAAGCTGCTTCGGAAAAAGAAATCTACAGAGATAAGTAATACTATCATCTCAATAGCAAAAGAGCAATGCTTATCAGCTAAAGTGCAAAATGCATTGCTTGACAGCATAGCAGAAGACGAAGCATATTTAGTTGATCGGCTTGACCGGCTTAATGCCGCTTGCACACATCAATTAGATGCCTTACGCACTTTGTTGAGCTACGAGAAGGAGGCTATGAGATTAAATAAAACGGGATATTAGGAAATACTATTCCAAATAGATGTTATTTGGAAGTTTTGAAATAAAAGTTATGCGAAATGCGTAGAACTAAAGTAATCCATGTCTACCTGATCTTCGAAAAGCGGAACTATTACTTCAGCTCGGTAACGGGTATATTTCGCCATTTATCCGAGGATCAGATAGGAATAAAGCAAAGTACATTATCTCACAATACAGATGATACCATTTTGACAGGAAAGGCTATTATTCGGAAAGGTGAGTTATTGAGATAGCTTTGTTAACCTTTTTACCCCAGCCTGCTTGTCTGTGAAGATTGGCGGGCGAACAAGGTGGTATGGCGGAATTGGTAGACGCTACATTGCGGTAGATGGTACTGGACAGGACGCCGAGGAGGCTCTCGACAGATCAGTCGCTAAACCCATCGTTGCAGGTTCGAATCCTGCTACCACCACATGAAAATAACAATCACCAAGCAAGAATACCAGACGATAATCCGGTGCTTGAAAACGTCAGAAATCCTCATTAGGGGATATAATTTGAGAGATGAAGATATGATTCGTAAAACTAGAAAGAAACTCCAAAGGAGTAAGGAGAAAGGTTGATATGACATTAGAAGAAATGAAAGTCCAGTACTGCGGTAAGAATATCCGCAAGAAGCCAAAACATGAAGAGGATGATTTGCAAAGAGCTTGTGTTTGCTGGTTCGATTTACAATATCCTCAATATAGTCTAAGGTTGCATCATTCTCCTAATGGCGGTAAACGGAATGCTATCGAAGCTGTAAAGTTTAAACAGATGGGAGTACGTGCCGGTTTCCCTGACTTACTTCTGTTGATCCCTAACAAGTATTATCCTTTTATGGGAATTGAATTAAAGACTAAGACAGGAAGACAAAGCGACCACCAAAAAGCCTATCAAAAGGAATTTGATAGTATAGGAGCGAAGTATGTTGTCTGCCGGTCTTTGGAGGAATTTATAGAAGTTGTGAATGGTTACTTAGCAGAAAAATAAGATTTTCATTTGGTATTTTGAAATTTGAGTGTATCTTTGCGGTGTTCATGCCAACGAACAGACATATACTCATTACTATTAGCGGTGTTTTTTATACCCTAATGTAAGTTATATCCGAAAGATATAAGCCGTTAGTTTCCCTCACGGAACTGCTAATCGTAATGGTTGCTGTTTTGTTCGTTGGCGCGAATGGGAAGTCTAACGGCTTTCTTTATATACATAACTCAAATTTCAGCGTGAAAATGCCAACGAACAATGAAATCAGAGTTAAGGCGAATAATAGTAACCATAAGTCTGCGTTAGTTGCTAACGTAAAAGCAACATCCGTACTATTAATGTTAGTCCTCACTTTCATTAATCCCTTCTTATTTGTCGTACCGTTTATCGTGTGTTTTCTTTCAGCAAAGAAAGGAGGTTTGCTATGATACCCAACAAGCAATACGATCTTTCAGAGCTGAATAAGTTCTTCAATGAAGTAGGAACTCCTAAACAAATCGCTTCTGAGCTAGTAAATCTTCTATTTAATTACGCTTCTTGCGTTGACGAAGACAATCTAGAAGTTTTTAAAGCAGATGTAGGGACGATATACGTGTTATACAACGAGTTAACGAAAATAGAAGAATAATCTAAAAATGGCGGAATGAAATACTTCCGCCTATATCGCTATTGTCTAACATTTAATCATGACAATATGAAATCAATTAAAGAAGTAATTAAGGAGATAGAGCACATTCCGAAATGCCCTAGAAGTGGAGAAATTAACCTTTACTACCTAATAAAATTACATATCAAAAAGGGAGGTAAGGCAGCATGAGAGATAGTTTTATTTTCTACAGAAGTTTTTACGAGGCAATCAAAGATTTGCCGAGAGATATTCAGGGTGAGATTTACACGGCTATAATGGAGTATAGCCTATATGGTAAGGAAACTGATAATCTAAAGCCGGTTGCTCGTAGTATCTTCACATTGATAAAACCTCAAATTGATGTGAATAACAAACGATTTGATAATGGTTGTAAAGGTGGTCGACCTTTAAAGAAAGAAACCAAAGAAAAACCAAGCAATAACCAAAAAGAAACCAAAGAAAAACCTAATAAGAATTATAATGTAAATGATAATAATAATGATAATAAAGAATCTACTAACGTAGATAAGAAAGAAAGACCTCCTAAATCCGATTATGAACGATTCAATGAATGGCTCAAAGAACATACACCTAATGTTCTTAAACTTCAAAGACAAATAACCGAAGAGGAATTTCTCAAATTAAAAAAGAAGTATTCATATGATCAGATAGTAGATATACTTCAAAGTATGGAAAATTACAAGGATGCTCCTAAAAAGTATACCAGTGTATATCTGACATTTCTAAAATGGGCAAAGAAAGAATATGGAAGTTAACATACAATTACGTGATGAAGATGCCGAAAAGTTAGTTCTCGGTACGATAATATCAAGAAGAGACGCATTGGAGGAAGTTAGAGAATTGCTAAGTAATGAATGCTTTTATAATTCATTTCATCAAGACATATACAAGGCTATTATTCAAATAGCATCTACCGGAGACAGACCGGATATGATTACTGTCAAGAATAAACTTGTAGCCAATGGCGTAGAGTTTGAATTGGTTGCATTTATGACTTTGGCGTCCAATATGACATTTGATTTACAGCAATATGCAGCACGACTTCATGATCTAGCTATCAGGCGAAAGTTTTATGAAATTGGGCAATATCTTGTCTCAAACTCATATACTGAATCTGAGGATATATTGGATGTGACCAATACTGTATCTGATCAGTTGTCATCGTTGTTCAAATCAAGTAGTAGTGTAATATCTACGATTAATGAAGGTCTTGAAAATGTATATCACATGATAAATGAGAATTTATCTGGAAGTAAGCCGCTAACTGGCACTCCTACCGGATTTGATAAAATAGATAATAAGTCGGGAGGATTGCAAAAATCAGACTTGATCATCATTGCAGGAGAGACGTCACAAGGAAAGACTTCGCTAGCGGTGTCTATAATGCGGAATGCGGCATGTTTAGGCACAAAGATAGCCATGTATTCGATGGAGATGAAAAAAGAGCAAATAACGGCTCGTATTCTTTCAATGGAAAGTGGAGTTCCAGCGAATGAGATCATGTATTCCCGATTGTCCGAGTCACAATTGCAATCTGTAGACAAAGGAATTGGTAAAGTTTCTGGTAAGGGAATATATTTCGATGACCGTAGTACCTCTAACATAGATACAATCCTTTCATCTATTCGGTATATGAAGTTAAAATTCGGGATAGACGGTGCTATTGTTGATTACTTGCAGATTCTTAATGTAAACATGAAGGGAGCTAATAAAGAGCAGCAGATGGGAGATGTAGCACGACGACTGAAGAATCTTGCTAAAGAGCTTGATATTTGGATTATTGCTTTATCTCAATTGAACAGGGATAATATGAATCCGGTCCCATCTCTTGCAAGGTTACGTGATAGCGGGCAGATAGCAGAAGCCGCAGATGTTGTTATGTTAGTCTACCGCCCTGAAGTAAAAGGTAAATCATATCCGGGAGATTTTTCTAGTGTAGATACAAGAGGAACGGCAATGATAGACATAGCTAAAGGGCGCAATATAGGCTTACTTAAGTTTATTTGTGGTTTTAATGCTTGTACTACATGCTTTTATGAATTGGAAAGCGTACCTGTTTTAAGTTACAACATAAGCAACGAGGAAGATGGTCCAGCTTTTTAACGTCATCGAACTGAAAGGATCATCCCGGCGATGATACTCGCATAGTGGTCTATCAGATCGCTATTTTTTTTATTTAATAACCAAAACGTTTTCCTGATATCGGGAAGACGATCAAAACTAAGATAGATATGAGTGACTTAATAAAAGAAGCTATTAAAGAAATCAATCATAGCTATGCAACTATAGTTGATGGCGAGTTGGTTTATCAAAGGAATGCAATGCTTAATATGTTTTGTAAAGGCGCCGAATGGCAGGCAAAGCAATCTCCGTGGATAAGCGTAAAGGACAGGTTACCGGAAATAGGAGATCCCTGTTTAATCAGGCTTAAAGATGGTACAGTGAGGCTTACAGTTTTGGATATAGACGATAATAGCGATGTATATTTTTGGAGTGATAATTATTCCTATGAAACGATTAGCGGTTGGGATGTTACCCATTGGTGTCCAATACCTTCTTTCGATGAAATACTTGAAGCCAATAAGGATGTACTAGAACGGATTAAAGAAAAGGAGGTGAGTCATGGATAGCGTACAGACACAAACTTTTTCTATCAAAGGGAATGATGATGCTGTGGCATATCTTGATTTTTGTGATGGAGATTTATGTGTTTCTGTCGTAGTAGAAGGCAAACAAGCAGATTTTCACTTTGAGCCTGTTACTTTGAAGATGTTTGCCTATGCTTATAAGTTACATTGTGAAGAACTAAAGAAAGGAAAATAGCAATGACTGAAGAAGAAATGCGGAATATAATCAAGGAGCAGTTGAAACAACTAAGTAAAGAAGAGTTGATTGATACTCTTACTGATATTCGTATGGGAAATCCTATATTTAGAATTGCAAACGCTTTGAGTAGTTTACAGTGTACAAATATGAAAGATTCTATAGATGGCATACAACGAGTAAATGAGAGTTTTGATCCATTTCAGCAAATATTAGGAAAAGAAGAATAATTATGAAAATAGATACAGAGTTTAATGTAGGCGATAATGTTTGCTATCTAAGTGGAGACAATATCTGTTATTCCACTGTAAGCAAAATAACTATTGAAATATCCTATACAGATCGTAGTTTTTTGATGGTATACAAGCTCTCTGACGGTTTAAGTGTACCAAGAAACAATTATCCACTTTGGGATAAAATACTTTTTAGAGACAAGAAAAGTTTAATAGAATATTTGGAAAGTAAGGAGTGATAATTATGGACGAAAAATTTGTATCATTGGATACTCTTAAATCGCTGACAGAGAAAGGATTCAGTAGTTATCATTACCCTACTCAGTCTGTCGCTCAAAAGTGGCTACGTGAAACCAAGAATATGCATATAGCCATCGTTAGAAATGCTTGCGGTTATGGTTATGATATATGCAAGGCTGATAATGGTACTCATATAGCTGATGGTGTATTCGACGGTCCTAACGATGGTGGTCAATGGGATACTTATGAAGAGGCATTGGAAGCTGGAATGCAGAAAGCGTTAAAAATAACGGAGGTATAAAATGAATCGTACAATAAAAAGGGATGCCTGCAACATCCCAACGAAAATAGCATTAAGCAGCTTTCTTATCGTTTATCAGAAAAGAAAAGTATTTAGATCTCTTAGGATAAATCCTTTTCCCGTTCTTCACGATATATCGACAGAAAATGCGAATCTTGCGATCCTCGTTTTGTGTTTGATTTTTCAAGCTAACACCTCCTTTCTGTTTTGCCTATCCACCTGCAAGATAGATAGGCTCGTTATTAGCTACACCCTGTCAAGCGTAACTAAAAAAAAGCCCAAAGCTTGCAGGACAATGGGCTTAATGTCTTCTCTTGGAGATCGACGAAGGAGGCGAATGACAGTTCGCCAGATTGGAGGTGTTAGCTTCCAAATCAAACACGGTGCAAATATAAGTCTTAATCTGTCACTTAAATGTTAAATTAACTCTTTTAATACCTAGATTAACATTTGTGATAATGGTAAAATTGTCAGTAAAATCAATTAAATAAATAGTATTATGGGATTACGTACAATAAAATTCAGAGGCAAAAGCATATACGATGAAGAGTGGCTGTATGGCTTTCTTGTTAAGATCGAAAAGGATATATATGCCGTCATTCCACCCTTAAATGATATCGAAATAGGGAAAAGCATCGGTATGTATGAGGTCTGTCTTGAAACCATAGGTCAGTTCACCCGCTTGTTAGACAAGAACGGTAAAGAAATCTACGAAGGTGATATCTTGTTGGTGGGCAACGATGGATATGAAAATATATACAATAAAGTAGGCATAAAAGACGGATGTTTTGGATATGTCGGAGAAGTGGATGGCGAAATACTCCCATTCTGTGACTACAATGTAACGGAAGAGATTGTAGGCAACATATACGATCACCCGGAATTAATCAAGGAGGAATAAAATGGAAAAGTACTACTATTATGCCTTTCGTTGCAAGGGTAGATTTGGATCTGGAATTCGTTGTGAAAATAACGGATGTTTCAGCCTGGCAGAAATACATAAGTTACTTCTGAAAAACTATAAAGAACGATGTATAGTTACTTTTTGGAAGGAAATAACTTATGAAGAGTATATGAAAATGAGTTATTATTTAGAAGAGGAAGGATGATAAAATGAAAGTATCACTTAAAAAGGCTTTTACCATATTAGATGGAAGACTATCAACGAAAATGGATGATGTATATGAAATGCTGAATTTTATATTCTCCGAAAACCTTTATACACATCAAATTCCAACAGCTATGCGAAAGCTAAAAGAGTCGAACCCTGATTGGTTTTCGGATGGAGTAAACGTAATTGAATCTATAAAGCAGAATTACAATACAAATGACTTTCAGGAGCTCATGGATATTATTGATAAAGAGTTTTATACTTATGAGATTGAGCTGGGGAAAGTTGAAGCGTTAATAAACTTTTCAGATGGATTATTCCCTAAGAATAAACACTCAAAATAAATCAGATATGAGTAAGATTATATTTCTCGACTTTGATGGTGTAATAACCACACTGAAAAGTAAATGGACTATTGATAATGAAAAGGTTGAATTGGTCAAACAGATTTGCGATGCGACCGGAGCCAAAATAGTTATATCTTCTTCATGGAGAAGATATACATTAGAACAGACTATTGAAGCTATTACAACAAGAGAGACAAAAATAGGTCATAATCCTTTCCCATATCCTGAATATATTATTGACATTACTTCAAGAATGTACGGTTTTAAATATGGGAATAAAGAAACGCACTATGGTTTATGTCGTGGCGTAGAAATAGACCGTTGGTTGTGGGAACATGAAGATGTTACTAATTATGTAATCCTTGATGATGATTCTGATATGCTGCTCTGTCAACGAAATCATTTCATAAAAACTCATACTTTACGTGGAATATCCAAGCGTGACGTAAAAAGGGCTATTAATATATTAACTAAAACAAAATCAATATGAAACAAGAAATAGACAACAACCTTCTAGCTGATTGCTTTAAAGCAGCAATGAATGTGGAATATATAAGCAACAGCAGGGAACTTAAGATGTATGCCTATGCACTGTACAATGCATGTGTATGGGGAAGAAAGACAAAATAAAAAGAGGACCACCCGAACCACCAGATAAGTCCTCTTTCCTCAATTCATAGTACAAATATACTATTAACTTTAAATAAATGTGCTATGTTTTCAGAAATTTCAGAATTAAAATCAATAAGAGAGCAGAAATCAAGATTGTCGGAAAGAGAATCTGAATTATCTGCTCCTATCGTGTCTGATCTGGACTATATCCCATCCATATATAAGTGGTTTTGTGAAATAAACAACTTAAGGGATTGTCCGGGATACAAAGACAGTGTTCATAACAGAAAAAAGTTCATATTCATCATTTTATTCCTGTATGCTCCTAGTGTTCTAGCAGGGGGGAGAATGCCTAGGGGGCTTCGGGATAAGATTGCAGAATCGGTAAATATCAGCGATAAGACATTTATTTCCCACAATATCGAAACTGTGGTTGTTCTCTACAACAATTATAAGGGCTTTCGGAAGGATATAGAGTATATTTACAGTGAAATTGTATCTCATCTAAGAGATGAGGGTTTAATTTTTAATAAATAGAGATGGCAGCACCAAAAGGAAATCAATTTTGGAAGTTAAGAAGCAAGCATGGGCGTGACATGTTATTTGCCACCCCTGATTTGTTATGGGAGGCTGCTTGTGAATATTTTGAGTGGTGCGATAAGAACCCTTGGAGAGTTGTTAAGAATAAAACAAAAGGAAAGACAAAGGAAAAGGAGGAATCGCCTACACAGCGGCCATATACACTTAGTGGTCTAATGTTATATTGTGATGCAAGTGAAACTTTCTGGAGGGAATTTAAGAAAGCTAATCATGAAGATTTTTTGTCGGTCATTGCACGTATAGAATCTGTAATAGAAACTCAGCAGTTGGAAGGGGCTACTGTAGGAGCTTTTAATGCTAATATAATAGCTCGCAAATTAGGTCTTGCTGAAAAACAAGAAAGTACATTGAATGTAAAAGGAAGTATCCCTGTTCAAGAGTGGATAAAAGCTAGATCAAAAAAGAAATGATAGTGTTTAACATTAAAACTCAAGAAGTCTATAATCCGTTGTATAATAACACGGATAAATTAATAACTCTCATAACCGGTGGTCGTGGAAGTGCTAAAAGTTTTAATGTTGGTACGTTTATAGAAAGGCTTTCATTCGAATCTGGGCATAAGATGCTGTACAGCCGATACACAATGACTTCAGCAGATATATCGGTCATTCCTGAATTTCAAGAAAAGATAGATTTAGAGGGAACTAATGATTTCTTTGATATAACTAAAAAAGACATTATCAATACCTTTTCAGATAGTGTAATTATGTTTAGGGGTATCAGGACATCTTCAGGAAATCAAACGGCAAAGTTAAAATCCATACAGGGGCTTACTACTTTTGTGTGTGACGAAGCAGAGGAATGGAATTCAGAAGAGGACTTTGATAAATTAGTTCTCTCAATAAGGCAAAAAGGGATTCAAAATAGAGTGATTATTATTATGAACCCGACAGATTCGAATCACTTTATTTATAAGAAATACATTGAAAAAACGCACAAATTGATAGAGATCGACGGTGTACAAGTTCAGATTTCCACTCATCCTAATGTTCTTCATATTCATACTACTTATTTAGACAACATAGAGAACCTTTCTCCTCAGTTTATTCAAGAGATGGAACGTATGAAAGAAGAAGAGCCGGAGAAATATGCCCATGTAGCTATTGGAAGATGGTCTGATGTTGCGGAAGGTGCAATATTTAAACGATTTGAGATTGTAGATTCTATACCCGATTATGCTAAGAAGAGAGGTGTTGGATTAGATTTTGGATATTCAAACGACCCTTCTGCGGCTATTGAATGTGCGCTTATTGATAATGACCTATATCTTGATGAGTTGTTTTACAGGACCCGGATGCTATCTGGGGACATATCAGATTCTCTTAAGCCATTTAGGTTAAAAGTAATATCAGAAAGTGCAGACCCAAGATTAATACAAGAAATATCAAACTCAGGCATTCTTATTTATCCGGTAGATAAGTCAAATATAAACTCTAAAAGTTCAATTCTAGCAGGCATAGATAAAATGTTAGAATTAAACTTGAAAGTAACTAGAAGGTCATATAATCTTTTATATGAGTTAAGGAAATATACATGGGATAAGGATAAGGATGGTAATTATATAAATAAACCAATTGATAAATATAATCACGCACTTGATGCTGCAAGATATTGGGTATTGGGGGAAGTATTAGGAAGAATATTAAAACCAAAACAATACAATAAAGACGATTTAGGACTATATTAAAATAAAAGATATGAATTATATTGAGGCTATATTCAATTTGTTGCGTAACAAAACGCTTAATTCTTTAGGAGTTGAACGGGATTTAATGAGGCTTATCCAAGACAGGGATATAAGCCAGGTTATCTCGCTGCTTCAAGATAGAGATATTGATGTAAATGAGGCTATTGCCGAGTATAATCCGGAGTTTCATAAGGTCAACAGTCGCCCAGATAAGCCGCGTAAAGGCAAAGAACCTTATAGAACAGAAAAGCTACCTCGGACAAGACAAAGGTATATCAATGAAGTAGAGTTATTCTTCTTGTTGGGTAATCCTATAAAATGGAAGAACGATGTGGAAGGTACAGATGAAGCGTTTGAGGCATATAACGAGTTTCTTCAGAATACTAGGTTTCATACAACAATGAGACAAGCAAAAAGGCTGGCCGGCGCAGAAACTGAAAGTGCAAAAGTATATCATATATTTAATGATAACGGAAGGCCGGGAGTAAAGGTTTTGGTCATATCCAAATCTAAGGGATATACTCTCCGTCCGCTTTTCGATCAATACGAAAATATGATTGCATTTGGATATGGGTACAATTTGAAGGAGGGCAATAGAACAGTTGAGCATTTTGATATAGAAACGCCATCCTACATATTCCGATGCAAAAGAGCAAATATTGGGTGGGAAGTTGAGCCGTTGGTTAATCCATCTGGTAAAATCAACGTAATTTACTATAAACAGGATAAGGCTTGGTACGGGACACAGCCTAGATGTGACAGGGAGGAACATATTGATTCCAAAGCCGCTGATACTAATAATTATTTTGCAGACCCGAAAGTAAAAGCAACGGCAGATGTTCTCCAGTCTTTATCAGATCCAAGCATGGTTGGGGAAGTAATCCAAATGCAAGACAAGAACAGTGCTATTGACTATCTAGCTCCTCCTGAATACTCTTCAATGAAAGATAGTGAAAAAAAAGACTTGAATAACTCTATTCTATTCGACTCATTTACGCCCGATTTCTCATTCGAAAACATGAAAGGTATGGGAACACTATCTGGAGAGGCTTTAAAGCGTGCTATGACGCTAGGGTACATTAAAAGGGACAATCTAAAAGAGACTTACGATATACTTGTGGACCGGGAAAAGAACCTTATCCTGGCTATTATGATGAATGTTACCCATATCCATCTGAGAAACCAGTTATCCAGGCTGAAGATTACTCACGAATTTGCGGAACCATTCAATGAAGATAAGGAGAAGCAATGGGAAGCTATCGGTAAGCTATATTCGGATGGAATTATTTCTCTTGATCTGGCTGTTACTATGCTTGCTTTGACGGATGCTCCACAGGAAGAGATAGAGCTTATAAAAAGTGAAAAGCAGGCTTATTCAAATGGAAATATATCTTCTGAATCAGACAAACAGATCAATGGAATGACTGATTAGTCAGAAAAAATACGGGTGTTATGCAAAAATAAGAGGAAAAATAGAACAAAATATTTGATAATATGAACGACTTGGTTTTTAAAGGTGAGAACAACCAAGCACTAACAAGTAGCTTGTTGGTAGCTGAAAAGTTCGGAAAAGAACATAAGCATGTCTTAG